GCGAATGCGTGACTTCCTTCTTTCTTTTTCTGGCAAATGGTCGGTCAAGCTTTTGTGCCTACTCGTATTTGGAGTGGAACTTTTAGCGCTTCACGATCCGCATGCTGCGCTGCTGGCCGTACGGATCGCCGAAAATATCTTTTTGCAGGTTTGCATCTTCTCATACCTGCTGCGGTTTGTTCGCTGGTGGAACAAACATGCCTAATCGCCTTGTCAGAGAAGGCTTCCTTGATTCAGAAGCTGTGCACGCGTTAAGCGATGCCGCTGAGTGCTTTTATCACCGTCTGTTGCTAGCCGCTGACGATGCCGGACGTATGGATGGCCGTGTAGAGGTTCTACGCGCCCGCCTGTTCCCGCTCGATAGCAGCCGCCGAGCCAGTGACGTTGAAAAATGCCTCGCCGAATGCTTACAGCAAGCCTTGGTAATCCCATACGAATGGGATCGCCGACGCTTGCTCCAGCTTACGAAATGGCAGCGCGTATCACCGTGCAAGACCTCTCGCTACCCATGGAAGGATGGTTCCTTCGATTTTACCTATACGAAGTTGCAAACGCGGGATGGCGTGCGTGATTACGTCACCACGTCAATACCCATACCGATCCCATCGCTATCCCATACGGATGGGATAGAACCCCTTGTCTCGCCGTATGTCGGAGACGGAGACGGAGACGGAGACGGAAACGACTTATACGTCGGGACTGACGCCCCGACCGCCGGTCACTGTCCGATTCAGAAAATCATTCAGCTATACCACACCAAGCTTCCCGAGCTACCGAAGGTCGAGAAGATGACCGATGCCCGCGAAGGCTATATCCGCCAACGCTGGCGTGAAGACCTTAAGTCGCTGGATGAGTGGGGCAACTACTTCGACTTCATCAGGCTTTCGGATTTCCTCATGGGTCGCGCTCCTGGTCGCGATGGCAAGCAGCCATTCATCGCAGACCTGGAGTGGATCACGCGCCCAGGTAACTACGCCAAGATCGCCGAGGAGAAATATCACCGTGGGTAAGTTCACATCAGCCCCAACGCCAGTCGCCGAGATAGCTAGGCCGGTTCCGAAGTGTCAACGCTGCGGATGGGATTTCAACGAGCGCCACGAACAAACGTTCAAGAAGGCGGACGGCACGACTGCTTTCCGCATCAACACGCGCGACCAAATCTGGATCGGCAGTGTGATCCGCTGCGGTGCCTGCTACGAGGAGGAGCTTATACGCGCAGGCAGGCATCGCTACTCAGATCACGAAGACATCAAGCACATGCAGCTTCGTTCGATTGAACAGGACAAGGCCAATGAGCAAGAACGACTTAATCCTACGCGCCGCGCAGCTTGAACAGGACATCGAGTGCGAGCGCAAGTTGGCTCGCGAATACCTGTCCGAACTCAACGCCGAGACAGCCAAGAGGATCGAGCTGGAGCGGATCGTGGAGAAGTTTAATTGGGGTAACGCATGACCTATGACGCTGACACATACGCAAGAGCGTGCGCTTTACCTGTCCGACCATACGCAATGGCTGGCGTATGCTGCACCGCGCCTCTTGGAGAGGATGAGGATGGAGCCGGAGACGAAAGTGATTCGGTGGAAGATGGCGAGTCCTGCGTTGCGCTCGGCGGTGAATGATCTGTTGAAGTTGGAGAAGGCTGCATGACCCGCACCTTAGAACAAAACGACAAGTTCCACGCCGTCTGCGCAGACCTCGCCAAGCAGATGATGTGGGCGGGCAAATACCGCGATGTCGAAGCGTGGAAGCGTCTTCTCGTGGACGCTTGGGCACGTACGGAAAACCGTACGCAAGGCGAAATCGTGCCGAGCCTGGACGGTATGAGCGTTGTCAACCTTGGGATACAGACCAGGCGCATGAAGATGAGCGATATGTCGGCGCTGATCGAATTTGCGCAGGCCTACTGCGCCGAGCATGATGTGAGGATGGCCGATGCGAAGTAAAAACTCGAAACCACTCAACCGCAGCGAACTCGCCCATCTTGAGCGCGTGAAGTCTTCCGGCTGCGCCGTCTGCGGCGCTGGAGGCTACGTAGACGCTCATCACACGAAGCAGGGCGACCACTTCACCACAATAGGACTCTGCAAAGCTTGTCACCAGGGCCCGATGGGCATTCACGGCGGCAAAACCCTATGGCGCATCCACAAGATGGATGAAGGCTCTGCGCTCAACGAGACCCTGAGGCGCATTTATGGTTAACATATTGACACTTCTGCTTGCTGTCGCAAGCGCTGATTACGATGTTATGCAGGTCGATTTACCGGCAGAGCAGAAAACCAAGCTGTTCGCCGGGTGTACGAACTACGATCAAGGCACTTCAAACGCTTTCGTCCTGTGGTGTGAAGACACTTACCCAGGCGTATACAGCCAGCCACCAAATGCCGGTAGGCCAGTCTCGTTCGGAACCATTGACCCAGGCTTCGAGTGGTTCTCTGACCTCATGGGCGCTTGCAGGCTGCACGCTATCGAGGATCACGGCACGTATAAGTCCTATCACTTTTCCTGCTACACCGATCGCATATTCGCGGATGGTAGCGAGGAATGACACCACGCTACGCGTGCCGCGTTGACGGGAACCACGCTGAGATCGTCGCCGAATGGCGAAGGCTTGGGCTGTTGTTTGTCTCAACCCACAAGCAGGGTGACGGGGCGCCTGACGGCTATCTGCTCTATCGCGGCATCTGGCTCGCCATCGAGTTCAAGACGGAGAAGGGCAAGCTCAAGCCGAAGCAGGTTGAGTTGCACCAACGCGTACGGGACAAAGGCGGGAAGATTTACATTGTGCGGAATTTGGAAGACGCCATGAATCTGGTCGGCATCGAGAAGGCCGCATGAGCGACTTCGCCGCCATCGAAGAAAAACTTCTGGCGGCCATGCTGGAGTGTGGGGCATCGCCATCGCTGGCGAAGATACATGCGGCCGACTTCGCGGCGATCATCAATCCGAAGATAATTCGTGAAAAGCGTGAGCAGGAAATCGCCGATCTCTTCCCAATGCTCGGCGTAAACAAGGTAGTCGAGCGCTTTAGCGTCGCGCGAACCACCGCCTATAGAATCTTGCGAAAGTGCCAAAAACGTCGAGAAATTGGTACGTCCCCAAATTACCTTAGATCGTGCGAGGGAGAGACATAAGCCGCATGGAAGCGGCATTTGGGAGAGGGCATGGAAGTCGATATCGACGAGGTTCACGCCACCTGCGACTACGCGCGCGCAGACCGGCAGGCGTCTATCTGTCAGCGGGCCAAGCGCAATGCGAATAAGCTGTTCAGCCCATATTTCATGGGGGAGGCCATTTATGACAGGCTCAATAAGGGTTACGAGAATTTAGATCGGGGAATACTCGCCTTGGTGCTTGGAACTGCGCGTCAGCTTTCCCGATACAAGCTCCGCACGGGCAGGGACTATATCTGGCCTTCTAAGCGTCGGCGCGACTGGATACGGCAGGCTGCATTCGATGCGTTCTGCCACTTCCTGCATAACCAGTTCCCGGAAGGATTGCATGAACGTGCGGCGCGATTCGGGATAGCCCACAAGACGTACCAGAAGATTCGCGACCCACTGGCTGGTTTTCTGCAGATCGCTTTTGCTACATACCGAACGGCGCTCCATTCGGAAACCATCAAACTAATTGCGGAAGAAAGATACCCGCTGCAAAAAGCGGTGATAAATTCATAATAGGCATTGGCAAATGAAGACCAGCCTCGCCGGATGCCTCTACCGAAACCACCGTTCGCTACTCAGCGCGGTAAGCAAGAAAACCGGCACCAATCCACCCGCCGAGGATGTTCATGGCTCGGCGGAAGGTCGATTTGGGCGCAGTTCGAATCGGCCGACACGTCGCTCTCACGGAGCCTTGGTTCACGATCATCCAGTCAGGCGACCGGAGCCTGCGAAATCGTTTAGCCGATACGCCGTGAGTAAGTATTCGGCAATCTATTCAAAAGTGGGTGAAAACCGCCCAGGAATGCGGATTTATCTATTCAGTTATACGTGTTTTTCGGCGGCTTAGTATAACCAGGAGAGGCTATGGATGGCCTGATTAGTGATCTCGTCGAGACGCGCCGCGTTCTGGTGACGTTGGATCGGCGTTTGGCCGAAATGATCCTGCGGCTCACTCCGCCCACGCCTGATCCGCTACCAGCGGACTGTATTGACGCCGAAGTGGCGCACATGCTGCCGCCCCAACCGATGACTATCGGGGATGAAGTCTGAAAATCCTATTCCTCGATATCGAATGCAGCCCAACCGTTGCAACGGTGTGGGGATTATTCCGGCAGAACATAGCCATTAACCAGCTAATCGGGAACTCGGAAGTCCTTACATGGGTGGCAAAATGGGGCGATGAGCGCGACTGCATTGCGGGCTCACTGATGCGTGACGGCAAGCGCAAGATGCTTGCCGCTATGCATGCATTGCTTGATGAGGCCGATGCAGTTGTCAGTTGGAATGGCAACGGCTTCGACCTGAAGGTGCTAAACAAAGAGTTCTTGGTGCATGGCTTTCAGCCGCCAGCACCTTACAAATCGATCGATCTTCTGGCGACGGCCCGCAAACAGTTCAGGTTCACCAGCAACAAGCTCGATTACGTCAGTGACCAACTTGGGCTTGGCCGCAAGCTCAAGCATCGCGGCCACCAGCTATGGCTTGACTGCATGGCACGTAAGCGAGAAGCGTTCGACGAGATGCTTCGCTACAACAAACGGGACGTTCTCCTGCTGGAGCGCGTCTATAAGCGCATGCGGCCTTGGGTGAAATATCACCCTAATCATTCTCTCGTCGGCAATAAAGCATGCTGCCCAAATTGCGGCGGCACGAAGATTCAGCAGCGTGGGCAGAGCATCACCGCCGCTGGTGTCTATCTGCGCTTTCAATGCCAGGCGCCGAAATGCGGTAAATGGTTCAGGTCTGCAAAAGCGGCAGCATCGCGCATTGGATTTAGAGAAGCCGCATGAGCGCGCCCAAACTCGAAGGCGATCCGCAGCAAGAAGAAGTCGAGTACGTCCTAGAACAGCCCGAGCCACTATCCCTATGGGATGACGGTTGCGTGATCTTCGACCCTCCGGCATTCGCAGAAAAGTACAACGCAGACGCCGCCCAAGTCAGGGGTGGTCAGTTGTTCATTCTGGACAAAGACACGCGCGAATGGTCGGCAGTAGAGCCGATCAAGAAAGAACGCAAACTGAAAGTTATCAAGGACAAGCAATGAGCGTAATTAGCGACTTCCTGGGCCAGCTTAAGCAGACTCAGGCCGACCTTGTTGCATTTGCAGCTAGCCTCACGCAGCGTCAATGTGTCAATGGCGAAATCGCTTTCAAGCAGGGCAAGACATATACGCCAACCGTTGCCGACACTTATCAGCTCGTTAATGACGATCCTGACAAACGGCTGACGTCAGAGCAGGGGAAATATGCGGATCAGCTGCATTACGCATTAGGTCGATGCCTGACCGGCATTTGGCAGGAGCAGCGCAAGCTTGGCGTCAAGACGAATACGGGCGCTGAAATCTATGCTGCCGCCAACAGCGGCGACTACTCCAAGATTCGCGGCGCGTGAAGTGCAAAGAGTGAATAACGCCGTTGGTGTTGACCTAATTCTCAGCGCGCCAGTCGCTACTCCTTATGTTCTGCCGCCAATCAACGTCATTGTCGATACCGTTGTCCATGTTCTCACGGGCTTGTACACGATAGTTCTAGCTATTCATGTCATCCGGCAGTGGCGTAAGGACAAATAAAAATACTGCGGAGTAAACCATGGCTTTTTTGCTTGGCTTGGCCTGTGGCTTGGGTGTACCTGCCAAGCTTCGGGAAAAAGTGATTGCTGGCGCGAAATTGCTGCTGTCGAAAATTACACAGAAGAAATCATCGTGATCTTTACGCGCGGCGATAAGCTCAATAACCCTGGCAATATTGTCCACGGCGACCCGTGGCAGGGGCTTGCTGACGATCAACCTGACCCGAAGTTTGCTAAGTTCAAATCTCCCGTTTGGGGATTTCGCGCAATGGCGGTCACGCTTGTTGCTTATCAAGATCGGCACAAGCTCAATACGATACGCGGCATCATTACACGTTGGGCGCCACCGACAGAAAACAATACGGCGGCATATATCTATGCTGTCTCTAAAGAGACGGGATTTGGCGCGGACGATGCGCTTGACTTGCATAAGTACAGCGATGCCTACAAGGTCATCCGCGCGATCACGATTCGCGAGCAGGGCGCTTTCGAGGGCGTTTATACCAAATCGCAGCTTGACGCCGGTTGCGTCAAAGCAGGATTAGAAGGCGCGCCAATTGGCGCGGTAGGAAGCTATGTAAAGACCGCTGCGGCCGCTGCGGCGGCGGCTTCGGCACATGCTGCTAGTGACCCTGGCGCATTGGCTAATGTCTATAGCACCGTCAAGCCCATTGTCGATGTTGGCCCTGATTTCCTAAAGCATGCGTTTTGGTGGGTTGTCGCTATTGCCTTGTGCGGCCTTGCGCTCGGTGAGTTCGTGCAGTACAGGAACAAGCAAGTTGCGGCTTAAAACATGAAAACTTTCGCCGAGATTGTGCGCTACGTGTTTAGTAAGCGTGATGCATTGATGCGGCGTTTGGCGCAATCGTGATTCGAAACTTATAAAGCCGGATTAGCAAATTAAGGATAGCCATGAACCTTCTCAAATCCGCATGGGGCTGGTTCAGCGGCACAACCCTTGGTAAGTACGCAGCTATTGCCGCTGGCGCGATTGCGCTGTTCTGCGCTGCTATGTGGAAAGCCTACAAGGCTGGCGCGGTAGAGCGCGCCAACGCGGAAGCGCAACAGACTATCAAAGACGTCAGCGAGGCCAAGGACGTGCAGGCAAAGGTGGACAGCCTGCCGAGTGGGCGCGCGCAAAAGGAGTTGGCTGACAAATGGTCGAGAGACTAAAAGCGATCTTCCAGCATTGGCGCTGGCACATACTCATTTTGGGGTCTAGCGTACTCATTTTGGGGTGTTCCGCCAATCCTGTCCGCGACTACTGCGCGATCTCACAGCCGATTCGCCTCACGAAGGCCGAGATTGCTCAATTGAGCGATGAATCTGCAAAGCAAATCCTGGCTGCTAACGAAACGCGCGCCAGATTGTGCAAATGAATCTTTTCTGCTGGTCGGCGAGATATCGCCAACTCAAACTTTTGGAGCTGAAACTAATGGCTGATCTGAACGCAAACCTGGCGCGTCTTGCCGCCTCTGTCGCTGTTCTCACGGAAGGCATCAGCAAGTTGCCGCCTCGTGTCGATGAAAGCGCTGCTGCGCAGGCCGTGTCTGATGCGGCTGACTCTGTAGATGCCGCCAATGCGGCTCTCGCGGCCTATGAAGCTAACTGATTTCCACACTACAGGTACTAACCATGCCCATGCTTGATGCACAGCCTTGCCTTGGCTTTACTAAAGGCGCCAGCACCGCGAACGGCGACGTTTTCATCGATACCCCTGCAGGTTCCAAAGGCATTATCTTCGACAAGGTGACTTGGACGAATGCTTCGGCCAACCTCAGCACGTCCACGGCTACCTCCGGCCTCTACACGGCCGCTTCTGCGGGCGGCACGGCTATTGTCACGGCCGCGACTGGCAACCTGACTCCGCTGACCGCTGCGTCGAAATACAAAGACGGCACGATTGCCGCTAGCGCGGATGCGCTTACGATCTCTCAGCAGACGAGCGGCACGTATGCAGGCCGTACCGGCGTCTTCCTCAACTTTGGCGGCACAAACAACGTGCCGGCCACCGTTGACGTCTATCTGTATGGCCGCGTGTTGACGTAATCCGCATCTCGTTCGTTTAACAGGCAGGACGGCGGTCTCCAAAACCGCTAATGGCGGTTCGAATCCGTCACGAGATGCCAATAACCACGAGCGCGGCGTGTAATCCGCGCAATCATTCTTATACCATCGGCCTCAAGTCCGGTGGTTTAACTCAGGAACACACATGGCAGGTCCAGCACCTTTTGTCATCGCATCCAATTCGCCGCAGACAATCGAGGTTCCGACGAGCCTTGGGCTGAACTACACGCTGGCGAGTGCCGGAACCGTCACGCCCGATATTGGCAATCAGAACTGCCGTGGATTGGTTGTCTTCATCAACCTGACGGGCGGCAGCACGCCATCGCTGACCGTCACGGTGCAGGGCAAAGACCCGGTAAGCGGGCAGTACTATACGATCCTAGCCTCGGCAGCGATTACGTCAAATGGATTGACGGCGCTGCGTATCTATCCAGGCATTCCAGCTGCGGCCAATAGCACAGCAAACGACGTTCTGCCGAGCCAATGGCGTATTAGCGCGGCGATTACCGGCACTGTAACCGCAACGGTTAGCTCAGTCTTGCTCCCCTAAACAATGGCTGTGATAGGCCCATGAAGTTTCAGAAAGGCCAAGGAGGCCGACCCAAGGGCGCTACCAATGTTGCGACCAGAGAAATCAAACAAGCATTCCACGAAGCGTTCTTTGAGCGCGGTGGTGTCAAGGCACTTCTTAAGTGGGCTGACGAGAACCCCACCGACTTTTACCGGCTGGCGGCAAGGCTGATTCCTGTCGAATTGGCCGGAACCATTGCGCACACGCACAAGGCCGCGCAGGACATGACGGATGACGAACTCGCCCGTATTGCCGCAGGAAGCGGCCAGCGAGCTATTGCGCAGGCGTCAAGCGCGCAGACACTTAATTGACTTCACGCAATACACGCTGCCGAAGTTCCAGGTAGGCGCGCACCACCGAATCATCGCTGACGCGCTCGAATCCGTAGAGCGCGGCGAATGCGATCGATTGATGATCTTCGCGCCGCCGAGGCATACGAAGTCGGAGTTAGCGAGCAGGCGATTCCCGGCATGGTATCTCGGCAGACATCCGGACAGGCAGATTATCACCACAACCTATGCTGGTGAGTTTGCGCAAGACTTCGGTCGCGATGTTCGCTCAATCGTGGATAGCAGCGAGTATCGCGCTCTGTTTGATGTGCGATTGGCAGCTGACTCTGCTGCTCGTGGCCGGTGGCATACCGATGCTGGCGGCGTATATTTCGCTGTTGGTGTGGGCGGTCCTATCACGGGACGCGGCGCACATCTTGCCCTCATCGACGATCCGGTTAAGAACCGTCAGGACGCCGAATCGCAGGTAATCCGCGATCAAGTTTGGCACTGGTACACATCCACACTGCGCACGCGATTGATGCCGGGAGGTGCGATTGTCCTTATTTGCACAAGATGGCATGAAGACGATTTGGCGGGCCGACTCCTCAATCGAGCGGCTAACGGCGGCGAACAGTGGCGCGTTGTTAATTTGCCTGCGGTCAGACAAGACGGGACTGCTCTCTGGCCTGAATGGTACCCAATCACCGAACTGGACCGAGTTAAGTCCAGCCTCGGACCGCGCGATTGGCTAAGCCTCTATCAGCAAACGCCCACCGCTGAAACCGGCACATATTTCCAAAGGGAATGGTTCAAGAGGTACACGGATGCGCCGAAAGAACTCAACGTCTACATTTCAGGTGATTTTGCGGTCACGGCCGACGAAGGAGACTTCACGGAGTTGGCTGTTTGGGGGATCGACAGTCGCGACAATGTCTATGCCATCGATTGGTGGTCTGGCCGTACTACATCAGATGTCTGGATCGACATGCTCCTGGGATTTGCCGCGCGCTATGCGCCGATTCATTTCGTCGGAGAGACGGGACCGATCCGCAGAGCCATTGAGCCCCTTCTTGAACGCCGCATGAGGGAAACCGGCAGCTGGATTACTCCAGTCTGGCTAACTGCCAACGCCGACAAAGCCTCAACCGCACGAACGTTCCAGGGCATCGCAGCGCAAGGCCGAGTTCATTTCCCGCACACAGACTGGGCTGAGCGCGTCTTAGATCAGCTTCTCCGTTTCCCAGGCGGTCGATATGACGACGCCGTAGACGCCTGTTCGTTGCTTGGACGACACCTTGCGCAGACGTGGGCCGCGCGACCGACACCTGCGCCCGTCGCGCACAACTGGAATGCACCGATAACCATTGGACAAATGCTGAAGCGTGGCTAAGACCGACGACAACAAGCGCGACAAGTGGCTCAAACGCCTGTCGGATGAAGACAAAGCGCACGCAGAATGGCGTAAGCGCGCCAAGGAAGCGGATAAGGCGTATTGCAACTATGAGGGCGGCGCCGATCCGCCCAAGGCGCCCTTGTTCCCGGCGACGATCAACATCATTCACGGGAAGATTTATGCTCAGCCGCCGAAACCCGACGTTCGCAAGCGCCATCAGAGCGGCGCATATAGTGCGCAGAGTCCTGCCGTTTCGTCCCAACCTGCGGCGACGCCTGTACAACCGCAAGCTGTGGGTCAACAACTTCCCGGACCTGCACCAGTCGCAGCGGGAGCTGGTGCGAATCCTGCGCAGGCAGCCCAATCCAGCCCGGCAATGGGCATGGCGCCACCGCCTGTCGCAGACCCCATAGCCGACGAAAATATCATCGCCCTGGCGATTGAGGGCTGCCTCAAATACATCATCGACAGCACGCTGTTTGCCGACGACGGCCATGCTGCGGTCAACGATTTCCTCGTCACTGGCCTGGGCGATGCCAAGGTCGAGATGGAAACGCGTGTTGAGGCCGAGCCGATCATTAATCCGGCCACCGGCAACGTCATCACCGACCCTGAAACGGGCGAAACACTGACCAAGGACGTAATCACCTTCCAGACGCTGCATCTGCGGCATTTCTCCTATTCGCAATTCCGGTGGGAGCCTGCGAAGGATTGGCGCCGCTGCAGCTGGGTTGCCTTCGACCATTATCTGACCAAAGACGAGATTGAGGCCAAGTTTGGTGTTGATCTTGATCCCAAGGGCGATAAATCGACTGAGGGCGATAGCAATCAGCGCGAAAACGGCCAGGCGACCGGCACATCGCCGCCGCAGATGGACAAGTACGAAGGCGTCTATACCGTTCATGAGATTTGGGACAAGCGCAAGCGTGAGCGGCTGTTCGTCACAGACGCTTATGACGATGTTCTTTTAGAAGAAGACGATCCGCTAGAGCTGGAAGACTTCTTCCCCTGCCCGCGCCCGATGATGGCGCTGCAGAATGGCCGCGAGATGGTGCCATGCCCGGAATACTGGCAATGCGCGCACCTGTTCGATCAACTCACCGAGATCGCGGATCGTATCTGGCACATCACGCGCCAGATCAAGGATATCGGGTTCTACGATGACTCTTTCGTAGACCTGCAAAAGCTCAATCTGTACGAAGACGGCGCGATCATCCCCGTCAAGAATCTGCTGGATAAGCTGCGCTCCGTTGACGGCAAGGCCACCGCAGAAAGCGTGCTGTTCCAGGTGGACATGGGCTCAAAGGTCAACGTCCTGACCGAGCTACTTCAGCAGTATGCGACCGTCAAGCAGCGCATTGACGAATGGTGGGGCATCGCCGATATCGAGCAGGGCACATCGAACCCTGAAGAAACGGCGACCGCGCAGACGATCAAGGACAACTGGGCCAATATCCGCACCGGCCAGCGCGTGCAGAAGGTCGCCATGTTCTTCCGCGATGTATTACGCATCATGGCAGAACTCATCGCTAACAAGTTCGACGCGGCGCAGATCAAGGCCATGTGCGGCATTGCGCTTTCGGAAGAGCAGCTCGAACTCATGCGCTCGGATTTGGCGCGCGAATATGTGATTGATGTGCAGTCCGACTCTACGATGTTGGAGAACGACGCGCAGGACGTGCAGGATTTGACTCAGTTCATGGGCGCTTTCACGCCATGGTTGCGTGAAATGCTGCCTGCCGTTAAGCAGGGCATTTTGCCTGCTGATCTCGCCAAAGAGATCACGTCCCTATTTATCGATACGTATAAGCCTGGGCGCAATTTGCAGCAGGCCATCGAAGCACTGCCGAGTACGCTGGATCAGATCAACCAGCTCACGATGTCGCTCCAGCAGGCTCAGCAGCAGGCCCAGCAGGCCCAGCAGCAGTTACAGCAATACCAGGCCGGCGAGGAGGCGCGCAAGAACGCGCAGACGCAGGCTGATGTCGCCAAGAAACAGGTGGATACCGAGGCCGCTGCGCAGAAGTTGCAGCCTGACGCGATCAAGGCTGCCGCCGAGGCTTCGCAGGCAAGCCGCCAGGACATCATCGACGGGGCAATGACAGGGATTCACTAAGGAGAAGGATATGGCCGCTGCAGTTATTTGCATGATGACCGCCGTAAACGCTTCGCTTCAGGCAATGCGTAATGAGGAAGATGCGGCGCGTAGGCAAAGAGAAGAGACAGATCGCCAGATGCGTGAGCGCATGCTGAAAGAAGAAGCCAAGAAACAGCAGAACCGCTATCGGTGATCGTCTACAGCAACGGCGCTCACGATCCGCCGCGCTCATTCAACCCGCTTCGTGCGTGGCTCGAAGCAAAACTCGGCGACAACGTATGCAAAGACGCCCAATTCATCGGGCGTCTGGATGACAAGGAAAACGTCGTCGCGTCCTGCGCCTTCTCGTCCTACACTGGCGAGGGTAACGACATCGAACTTTCATTTGCCTGCGATCCCAACGGCGGAACACCGGCCTTGGTCGCGGCGATATTCGGTTATGCCTTCGGGCAGCTCAAATGCGCTCGCGTCACTGCGCGGGTGCGCAAAGACAACCATGCATCACGCCGCCTTGTGAAGCGCCTCGGGTTCAAGCTCGAAGGCTGCATGCGCAAGGCTGAGCGCGGCAAAGACAAACTCATTTTCGGATTGCTCAGAGAAGAATATGGCGAGTTCTCCAAAGCCTCCCAAGGCTCCCGATCCAAACACGATCATCAACGCGGAGGAATCGGCGAATCGTGTCAACCGGATCACGCCGTTCGGCAGCCAGACATACGGCCCGAACGGATTGACGACGACGCTTCCTCAGGGAACGCAGAACGCCTTTAACAATGTTTCCGATCTAGCCGGTAACAAGCAGCAGTTTTTGAGTACTCCGCAGGGCGCTGGCGATTTGCAGTCGGCCATCCTCAATAAGATTTCAAGCCGCTACTCGCAACCGTCCGGTGGCGCACAGAAAGCTGGGCCTCAGCAGATGGGCGCTCCGACGCAGATCGGCGCAGGCGGCAACGTCATGCCGACGCAGGGCGCATGGAATCAGATGTTCAACATGATTGGAGGCCAGCACTAATGGCGCAAGGTGGTTATAAGCCGATGGCCTCGCCAAGCGCGAGCTTCAATCCTCAGATCACGCCGAATAGCACGCAGCCAACGGGAGGCTTGCAGCAAGCGTTGATGCAGGCCAATCGTGGTGTCGGCACGCTAGGGCAGATGCCGATGGCAACGCACCAAATGCTGCCAACGATGGTTCCTGGCGCCGGCACGATGCAGCAGGGCGCCAATGTTCCCCCACCGCCTCCGGTTGGTCAGCCGATGCAGCCGCAGGGCTTTAATCAAGGCTTCGCTGGCGGACTCGGTCAAGGCATGAACAATCCCTTTGCTCGCCAATTGGTGCGCTAAATGGCTACCAATTCTGCCGCAGCGACCACTGGCGGACCTGGTGGCATACAAACGGCCGCTAGCAAGCAGCTTAACGTACACAATATGTTCGACCCCAATAGCGCATGGGCGAACGGCACAATCACCTACGGCAACCCGAGCGTATCTGGCTATCAGGCGGCCAACTCGACTAGCTACGGCTCAGACCCGTCGCACGTCAATATAGACCCTAGCATCCTGAACTCGATGCAGCAGTACCAGGATGCTGCGTATCAGAACCAGGTATCGCGCCTTGATCCGCAATGGCAGCAGCAGCAAAACGCGTTTGACCAGCAGATGGTCGCGCAGGGCCTGCAGCCAGGCAGCCAAGCCTATAACAACGCCTATCAGAACTTCATGATGGGCAAGAACGACGCGTATAGTCAGGCGTACAACAACTCGTTCCAGACGGGATTGGCAGCTCAGGGACAAGCCTTTAATCAGGGCTACGAGAACTCGCAGCTCGCCAATGCCCTTGCTGTCGCCGATCGCCAAAAAGCGGCCACAATCGGCGCAGCTGGCATCAACGCCAATGCGAGCATGCACAACGCGGACGCGGCTAATGCGACGAATCAGTTGCTGGGTCTAGGAAATTTAGGGCTCGGCTACGGCAATTTGCAAAACCAGATGAACCAGCAGGACTTGCAAAACCTGCTTGGCATCTCTGGCCTGATTAACGGCAACCAGCAATACAACAACAGCCTCATCGGCGGTGCGCAAAACACGCTGTTCGGCTTGGTACCTAATAGCAACCCAACCCCGATCGATGTGACCGGCGCATACGGGCTCAATCAGAGCGGACAGAACGCCGCTTATCAAGGGCAGCTAGCCAGTTCCAACGCACAGAATCAGATGCTTGGCGAATTAGGCACGGCGGCCATGATGATGATGTTCATGTGAAGAACGGCATTCCTGATAAGGAAACGCAGGAACGCATCTGGCCGTATATTCGCAGGTGGCAGATCACGCCGCCTGCGGTCAAGTTTGAATGGCTGACCTGCCCGATCTGCGGCGACAGGCTCTACGCGAACAGCAACGAACAGCTCGCGCAGTTCGCCTGCGTAGCACCAGAGTGCCTGTGTGTGACCGTTCCGCTCGATTTGAAACTTTATCAAGGCAAGAAAGATGGCTGACAGTTACATGCTGATGCCACGAGGCTACGGCATAGGCGCGGATCAATACCGGCAGAATGGCCAAGAGGCCGATAAGGACACGCAGCAGAGCCAGTTGTTCAAAGCATTATTGCAGCAGTCAATGCAACAGCAGAGTGGCGGAAGCGCACTTGGCACAGCCGGCCATCTGTTGAGCCAATACATGATGATGAATGCCTTAGGCGGCAGCCAGCAGCCGTATTCGACCGATCCAACCTCAGCTAATTTCATGGGGCCGCCAGCGGCCTTGGCAGGTTAAGCATGGCCGTCGATCCCAATACCGGTCAGTCGGTCATCAACATTCCTGGTTTCGACCAGAGGAATGCTCAATTCATAGATCCCTCGGCTATCGGATCGCTCGTATCACAACAGCAGCAGTTGGGCCAACAGAGTCAACTAGCACAAGCAATGATGCAGCGCGGCTATATCCCCAATTCGGGCTTTGGGGGGGCATTGTCGCAAATGGTCAATGCGTTCATGGGCATGAAAATGCTCAAGGATCAGCAAGGCCGGATGGCTGGCATCAACCAGAAAATTTTGGAAGCCACACAGACCGCCGCACAGAAGGCGCATGACCAGAAGATTGCAGACGACAAGTTTGCGACGGACGAGGCTATCCGCAAGGAAGTCGGCGTCGATTCAGGCAAAAAGCAGTTCGATTTCGCTCACCAGGGCGAAGAAGCCGCACTGAAAGGCGCGACCGCCAAAGCTGAATCGGATGCGCAGTTTGGCAACCAAGCAAAGCTTGAGCAGATGCGTGCTGCCTCGGCGGCTAACGTTGCGCAAATTGGGGCAAATGCCACCAAGGGCCGCGCGTACCCCATCCAGGACGCGAATGGTAATACCGTCATGGTTGCGCTGCAGCCGGACGGCACATTCAAGCAGGTTTATCAGACGACGACGCCTGGCGGTGGCAAGCTCACGCCGCAACAGCAGGAAGAAAACAAGGTAGATGTAAGCACGCTGGAATCGCTCGGCAAGCGCATTACATCCGCCAAGCAGCTGCAAACCAACTTGCAGAACTATGTCGCGTCCTACACTGGCGCTGATCCAAAATCTCTTGAAGGCAAGAGCCCGGAAGAACTCGCCAACATCATGGAGAAAGCGGGCACGTCGATTAGCAAGATGATCCCGATCGGCAATCGCGGCTTGGATGCTATCTCAAACGATATCGCGATCAATGCGGCCGGAACCAAGCGCGAGACGCCGACCGAGGACATCATTCGTGCGGAGCAGGCAAATACGGTTAGCCGCTACAAGACGGCTGCCGAGAACGCCGCGATCATTCGCAACCACGCCAACGACATCAAAGAATTGCTCGATCAGTCTGAGAAATTACGTGCGCAGATACAGTCGCGGCAGGCTCCGGGCAGCGGCCGCGTTCCTCAAGCGCAGCCAGCGGCGCCAGCCGCGACGCCGAATGTTACACATATCTGGACGCCTGACGGCGGTTTGCAGCAGGTCGGCCAGTGAACGTACAAGCCCCTGACGGTTCGGTAGTCCAATTCCCTGACGGAACTGATCCCGCCATTGTCAACTCCGTGATGGCGAAAAACTTCGGGCCTAAACCTGCGTACGATCCAAAAACGGACTCGACAAGTTCGGCCAATTTCAATCCGACGCGCGGAGTCGCAGACAATCTCATCGCTGGCATCGGCCAGGGCATGACGGATGTTGGTGTCGGCATGAATCAGATGGCCGCGCACAATCCGTTCTTAGCGATGACGCTTAATCCGATGATGTTGTTTTCAGCCGAGGCGCGCAAGAAGGCGGACGAAGAAGCCAAAGATAAAGCCAAGATCGACAAACCACTGCTAGACACCACGTCCGGCAAGATTGGTTCTATCGTCGGCAATGCTGCCGTTACTGCTCCATTGCCAACAGCAGAAATCGGAGCATTGGGAAAGATAGGCAATGCAGCCTTTAAGGGGCTTCAGCAGGGAGCTGCAGCAGGCGCAGTGCAGCCAGTGCAAACCGGGCGTGACGGCATCGGTGGTCTTATCGCGGGTGACAAATCGCCTTCCTATGAACAACAGAAGTTTGGACAGATTGCGGAAGGTGGCGCTTCCGGTGCAGTAGTCGGCGGTGTGCTTTCTGGCCTCGGCAGCCTACTCAATCGCGTCATTTCGCCGAGAAATACGGCGGCGACTATCAACAACACGCTGGCTAAAGTTGGTGGTCAAGCCGATTCGGATTTCGCCAAAGAAGGCGAAGACCTCGTTGCGAAAACAGGCGTCAATCTCACGCCAGGCGAGATCAGCGGCAACAAGGCGCAGATCGCGCTTGAGAATAACGCCCGACAATCACTGCTATCTCGCAATCTAGCGTTCGCTGCCGATCAGGCAAAAACGCAACAGCTATACGACCACGTTTCTAATCTGATCGACAACATTGCCCCCTCTGGCGGCGATCCTGCTGCGGTAGGCCAGCGCGTACAGGGCACCGTAAAGAACGCGATCAAAACGCTATCGGATCAGCGGGCGATGCAAGCAGCTCAGGACTACGCGATTGTTAACCAGTTGGCGAAGGGTGCAAACCCCGTAGTTCCGAAGAACTACCTGCAGGCGCTTAACGATGTCGGCCAAGAATTGGTTGGTGCGCCGAAACAATCGGATTTGGGCAAGATCAGTCAGTCTATTGCATCCCTTCAAGAGCAGGGCATGCAAAATGCCGATTTGCCGACGCTGTTGAAGACGCGCCAGTTTCTATCGCAGGTTTCGAGTGGTCAGAAGCTCGCTTCCAGTGCTTCTGACCAAAGTATCAGCCAACAAAAACGCATTGCTGCTCAGTTGCTGGATGCGATCAATTCGGACTTTGATACTGCTTCACAAACCGCTGGCGGCGATATTGGGGCTGCCTTGCGTACCGCTAATTCCAATTACGCACAGGCGTCGCAGCAGATCGAAGGCATCAAGAAAATGGCCCTCGGCAAGCTCATTGGAGAAGACTTGAGCGGCTTCCAGAGCAATACGATTCCAGGCGAAGCTGTATTACAAAAAATGCAGACCATGAAGCCTAGCGAATTGGACGCGTCGGTGCGTCTTCTGCAGGATCACGACCCGGATACGCTGCAGGCGGTCAAGCGAACTGTTCTTGAGTCAGCATTGAATCGCGCGCAGCAGATGGCTCCTAGCGAAGGCGCTAACACCCTAGCGATGCGTCCTAATGTGCTTGTGAACGCGCTCGCTAAAACACCGGAAGACGAGGCGCGCTTACGCATTCTGTTCTCCCCGAAGGAACAGAGTCAGATCAACGACGCGCTCAATGTGGCGCGCCGCATGTCTGACAAGACTGGCTACAACGCCTCGGGTACGGCGAACAATCTGGAAACAGGCGGTCTTGCTGGCGCTATCTTCTCCGGCAACTTGCCGGGCGCAATCGGTATCGGCGGCAAGATGTTAACGAGTCGCGGAATCGCCTCGATCATGGCCAATCCCGAGGGGCGCGCGATCGTGATCCAACTCGACCGTCTGCCGCCCGGAAGCGCTAAGGCCGCACAGCTTACGGCCCAACTCGCCGCCATAGCGCAAGCTCAGGATGTGAGCCAGCCAGCTCAAGCAAGTCAGTAACCAGATTGCCCCAAGGATGGGAAGCGCCACCCACCATGGCGCGCCTTTTATCACGCTTAAGCCGACGATCAATCCGGCATAGCCGGTAGTGCGGCTGAGCGTGTAAGACCAGAAGGACTCAAATGCCGACATACACCTATCGCTGCTCGCAATGCGAGCGGGATGAGGACGTTTTTTGCTCCATGAAAGACATGGAGAAGCACGTCCCGCAGTGCTGCGAAATGCCCATGACGCGAATGATATACCCGGTCGCGGGCTATGTCCAAGGCGAATGCCGGTATCGCTGTCCCGTCACTTTGGAAGGCGTGACGAGCTGGAAGCAACGCAAGGAAATCATGGCCCGCAAGGGGCTGATCGACGCCAACGATCTCAACACCCCATCGGCCCTGGCGGCCTATGAAAAACGCATGGCCAAGGTCAAGGAACAGGCCAGCGTACAGCCTGAAGAAATCAGGAATCTCTCACTTTAAAAGGAGTTATCGAACGTGTCTGACGTACAAACCATCAGTGAAGCGGAAGCTTTTGACACAGCCGCAAAGCCTGATGCGGGCGATGTAAGTACCCGTGCCGAACCTGCCAAAGACGAATGGGACGGCTGGGATGGCCCTGGCTATGTAAAGCAATGGAAGAAGCCTAGCCAAAGTGCGATTAGGGAACTACGCAGGCTCGATGCCGAAAACAAGTTCTTGCCGGCAGTCCTCAAGGAAGTTGAAGACCGCTACGACTACACCGGCAAACAGCAGGCAGAGTTCGATAAATACCGTAAGCGGTTCGACCCGTACAGCGAGGTAATCGGGTCGCTGGAGCAGCGCTTCGCATTGCAGGGCGTGCATCCTGCGGCTGGCCTGCAGCAGATGGCCGCAGTGAGTGATCTTTTGTATCGCGACCCTGACCAGGCGTTGGGCATGTTGCTCAATACCTTCCGTCCTCGGGATGCAAAAGCACTCATTTCCTCCCTCGCACAATCGGCAGGCATCGATCTCGGCTCGCTCGCTGCGGACAAGCCATGGGTCGATCCAGCCGTTCAAAACCTGATTGCTCCACTGCAGCAGCAGTTCCAGCAAATGAACGGCTTTTTGCAGCAGCAATTCCAGGCGCAACACCAGCAAGCATCGCAGCAACTGGCGAACACGATCAAAGCATTCAAAGAAGCGACGAATGCCGATGGCAGTCTGAAGTATCCGCACTACGCAAAACTAGAGCCGCTGATGACCCAGGTTCTGAAAGCCACGGGCATCACCGATCTCGAAAAACTCTATGAGCAGGCTTCGTATCTAGACCCGGAGGTTAGGGAACAGATGATCGAAGACCGCGCCCGTAAAGCCGAAGCGAAAGCGATACAAGACGCCAAAGAGCAGCAAGCCTCTGTTGAAGAAGCCGCGAGAGCGAGCCGGAACATCACCGGAAGCAAGACCGTCCCGCTCAATCCAAAACCGAAGAACCAACGCGAACAGTTCGACGGCGAGTGGGAGCGACTCTCACGCAGATAAACCTATCAGAGGATAAATGGCTACTCCCAATTTCGGCGACTTGGTAACAAGTACGCTGCAGAAAGCGTTGCCCGATATTTCGGACAACATCACCAACCACAACCCGCTGCTCCAGCGTCTGAAGCAGAAGGGCATGATCGAAAAGACCCGTGGCGGTCGCACGATCCTGGAACCCCTGATCTACGGCACCAACTCTTCGGCGCAGTGGTATCAGGACTATGACACCTTCACCCCGCCGACGAGCGGCCAGCAGGCAATCGACGCGGCTGAATACCAGTGGAAGCAGATCGGCGGCTTCTTCTCGTGGTCGGGCAAGGAAGAGCGCATCAACACGGGCAAAGAAGAGCGTTACGACCTCTATAAGGCCCGCAAGACGCAGCTTGTTGCGAACCTGTCGAACATGGTTGCGCAGTCCATCTATTCGGACGGCACGGCCTCCGGTGGCAAGGAGTTGACGGGCCTCAAGCAGCTCATCAGCGACACTCCGACCAGCGCGGGCGTGGTCGGCGGCATCGACCAGGTAGCCAATCCGTTCTGGCAGAACAAAGCCACGAACATTGGTGCTGCCGTCACTGCGACCAACGTTGTGACCAGCCTCAACGCCATGTGGTTCAGCCTGATCCGTAACTCGGACAAGCCGGACATGCTGGTCGGCGATGTGAACTGGTACACCGCGTACCTCAACAACCTGCAGCAGTTGCAGCGTTTCACGACGGACAATGCCCGCACGCAGGCTGGCTTCCCGTCGCTGGCGTACATGGAGGCGGATTTCTTCTACGACTCCAACTGCACGACCAAGCACTGCTACTTCGTCGATACCGACGCCATTCACTGGCGTGCGATCGATGACCGCGCGTTGGGCTTTGAAGTTCTGCCCGCGCGTCAGGTGCCGAATGCCGACTATCAGGTGGTCCCCGTCTTCGCGATGGCGAACCTCACCTGCGGTCGCCGTGCGGGCTGCGGCGTGCTGATCTCGACCTGATATCTAGGTCTTTGCGTGGGCCTCGGTTGCTTTGCATATCTTCCGAGGCCCACTTTGCATACCCCGGTTAGCTCCTCTCCTCACAATGCTTCAAGTGAGTGATGGGTCCGGGGTCTTTTAGGAGCTTCACTCATGGATGATTTCAACGCGCTGAGTCCGGCGCAGCAAGCCGCCATTCTCGGCGGAGAGTTCGGTCCCGCCAAGATCACCGTACGGTTCATGGTCGGCGCGGTGCAGAACGAACAGGAAACCTTGGAGAAGGGCTACCCGGTCTTTTTCGAGCACGACATGATCTCCAAGCACGTCGCCGGAGAGAAGGATTTTATCTCGTCCTATGTCGATGCCGATGTCGATCCCAAGCGCTATCCGCGCGAATGGGCCGAGTTCCAGGAATCCAAGAAACGGCGTCCGCCTATTCCGCTGACCGCATTGCCCAAGATGCGCGCAGGCGTGTATGCGACCTTGAAGGCGCTCGACATCCACACGGTAGATGACCTTCTCGCGAAAGACGTGCCGGAAGACTTGGCCGAATACAAAACGTGGGCGCTTCACTTGAAACGCCTGCATGACTTCGCGCATGGCGGCCAGAAGCCGCGCATCAAGCTGGCCGCATGACGTTCGGCCTGTCCCAAACGCCAAAGGAAGTGGTGGCCGCATGGAAGAAGGGAGAAGTCCGCATGCATAGCGATGTGGTCGAAATCGACGGCGTCAAATACGAAAAGATCACGGTCGATCCCAACAACGTGATCTTCAAGCCCATCCCCGAAGAACAGATCGTAACCACGAGGAAGAAGAAACGTGAGCCAGACGCTAGCGCAGAACGCGAACCAGGTTCTAGCTGAGTGCGGCTTCCTCGCGCCGGATAGCTATTTCGGCAATCAGGATCAAAACGTTCTCCAGATCGTTGCTTTGGCCCAAGCGGTTGCGCTGGAGTCTGTCGAGGAAAAATGGCAGCAATTGACCAAGATCAGCACGCTATCGCTGACTTCCTCGCAGACGTATCCGCTGCCGAGTGATTTCCTGTCCTTCACGCCAGACACGATGTATCAGCAGGGGCGATTCGATTCCGTCGATTTGCCAACCGAGCCTGAAGTATGGGCGCTTCTGACCTCCGTTGCTTCGGTCGCCTCATTGCCTGTCCGCGCGAGGATCTATGGCGGCCAACTGCACATCCTCAATCCGCAGTCAGGCGCAACGATTACCTACGAATACAACTCCAATGCGCCGATCACAGATGCCACGGGTGCAACCGCAAAAACACAGTTCACTGCTGACACAGACATTTGGCTGCTCGATGACCGCATGTTCCAACTGGAACTGAAATGGCGGTTCAAGAAAGAGAAGGGCCTTGATTTCACGGCCGATCTGCAGAACGCGTCCAACCGCCGTGCCTCCGTGCGCTCACGCGAAAATCCAGGCCAGGTCATCGCCCTGCCTCGTCTGATGTGGCGCAAGGAGCCGTACGCCGATCTGTGGGCGCATAGCTGATGCCGACCGTCTCCGTACCCGCCCCCATCGGGGGCTGGAATGCGCGCGATCCGCTCGACTCCATGCCGCCGACCGATGCGATCTCGCTCGTCAATTGGTTCCCTCAGGCTGGCGCTGTCTATGGGCGCGGCGGCTCGCTGACCAAAGTGAGCTTGGGCACGCTCAGCAACGTCGATACGCTTGTCCCGTTTACCAGCTCCAGCGGCAGCGCCATCCTCGCCGCATCGGGGGGGAAGATATTTGCCGTTGACCCTGTTGCCGCAACGAGCACCCAAAAAGGAACTGGTTTCAGCGTCAACAACTGGCAATACGGCATGTACAACAACAAGGCCGTGCTGGTGAATGGCACTGACCTGCCGCAGGTGTATGACGGTTCGACGCTATCGGCTATCGTTGCCAATGCGGCGCCCGTCACGATTTCCAGTGTGGTCAATGCGGGCGGCGGAACGATAGGCGCAGGCCTGCACGGCTATCGCGTCTCTGCGGTAATCGGCGGCAAGGAGGGTATCCCCTCCAACGAAGTCACCGTCACCAATACGGCAAGTCAGAAGAACACAATTACCTGGTCGCTGCCGAACGGCTCTGTTCCGGTCGATAACTTCAAGGTTTACGGAAGAACATCGGGCGGCGAGCTGCTGATAGCCACAGTCAGCGGCACGACGTTCTCGTACGTGGATGACGGCTCGATCACTCCGTCCGGCGCAATGCCTTCCAGCGATGCAACTCCAGCGCTGTTCATCGGCACGGTGAACATGAAGGGCAGGGCCTTATATTGGTCTGCGGCTCAGTGCGGGTTCTGGTATGCGTCTGCCGGTGCGTTCCAGGGCGCATTGTTCTATTTCCCGCTGGACTATGTATTCCGCGAGGGCGGCGCCGTCTCGTTGATTACCACTTGGTCGCGCGATAACGGCGACGGCGTGGACGACATGACAGCCATCATTTCGTCGAATGGCGAATGCCTGGTTTATCAGGGCAACGATCCGTCCAGTGCGCTCGCATGGCAGATGGTGGGCCGTTTCCACATCGGTGTCCCACTTTCGATCCGCGCAGTAACCAAAGTCGGCTCCGCGGCAATTGTCGTCACTAATGACGGCGCACAATCTCTGGATGAGGCCATTGCCAATCAGCAGACGCAGGACTCATCCTCGTTCGGCGGCAAGGTCATCCGCGCATTCAATATCGCGACAACGATCTACAGGAGCAATTTCGGCTGGGACTGCACGTTCTACCCGCGCGGATCGATGTTCATTGCGAACATTCCGATCAATGCGACGCAGTTTGAGCAGTATGTCAGGAACACGGATACCGGAGCCTGGTGCCGCTTCACCGGATGGAATGCCCGCTCCATGTGCGTGTTCAACACGCGCCTGTATTTCGGCACGACAACGGGGGCGATCGTTCTTGCCGATACCAACAGCTACGACCAGAACTATGGCTTCGGAGACGATGGCAATCCAGTCCTGAAGGATGCACAGCAAGCCTACATGCGCTTCACGCAGCCTGGCATGAAGTCGCAGATCACGGCAGTACAGCTCGTCACGAATATGTACAAGCCGACGAAGGCAAGCATCAACTTCTTTGCCGACTACGCCACGCGCGCATTGCCCAATGTTTCTGCGGCCGACAGTTTTCCGGCTACGTATTGGGATCAGTCGTTATGGGACACGTTCTATTGGGGCGACCCTGACGATGACCCGCTGAACCAGAACGCGCGGCCCACGCGCCATTCGGTCATGGGGTATGGCTTCGCGCTATCGCTTTCCTTCCGATACAACCACAAGAAGCAGCTTCTTGTCTGGTACTCGACCAACTACGAATTTAAGCAGGCAGGTGTCTAATGCCCTTCGACGGCAGCGGTAATTTCAATCTCACGGACGGAACCTTTACCGGGCGCAACATTTTCACGTCTGAAAAGAACGCGTCCCAGCTAGTCACTGCAGGCCACATGGATACCTGCATGAACGACATAGCCGGAGGTCTTGCAAACACTATTACGCGTGATGGTCAGGTCAATAACGTCACAAACCTACAGCTTGTCGCAACGGCGAATGCGACTACTGGCGTTATCACGATCGGCGGTGTCAGTTTTGCCAATATGACCGGGGCCAGCAACTGCTTCATCGGCAACGCTGGCAATTTCACGGCATCAGGCGCAGGCAACATTGGTATCGGCTATGGCGCGTTTTCCGGCGCTGTCGGGAATATCCCGCTAGGTATCCTGACCACCGGGTTCAACAACGTTGCTGTTGGCGGCAATGCGCTTGCCGCAGTGACAAGCGGCACGAGTAATACCGCAGTCGGCGTTAGTGCGCTGGCTACCGTATCAAACGGCGTGACGAATACTGGCATTGGCGGTGGCGCCGGTAAATTCATCACCACCGGTAGTCAGAACACGATGCTGGGAGACTTTACCGGCAATAGTCTAACGACCGGCTCTTCCAATATCTGCATCGGCTACGGAGCGGATGTGAACTCGGCGCCTGCTAGCGGGCAGATAAATGTTGCATGCACGATTTTTGGTACTGGCTGCACGGCGACTGGCGCTTCGCCTGGAACCGGCAAAATCGGCATCAACAATCAGGCGCCAACTTATGAGCTTGAATGCGGCACTGGCGACTTCGGTATCGCGACCGCCGGCAAAACAATCCGCATCAAAGAAGGGACAAACGCCAAGATGGGCACGGCGACCCTTGTTGGGGGCACCCTTGTCGTCAACACGACCGCTGTCACAAACAACAGTCGCATTTTCCTGACCTGTCAGACGCCTGGTGGCACGCCGGGCTTTCTACGCGTCTCTGCCCGCACCGCTGGAACTTCGTTCACGATCCTGTCTTCTAGCGGAACCGATACATCCGTTGTCGCATGGATGATTGTTGAGCCGTACTAATGGGCCGTCTGCGTCAGCGCCTTGAGCGCTTGGAGAATCTAAACCAATCCGGGCCGGTCACATCAGTTTCATTAGCAATGCCTTCGGGTTTTTTTGTGGCGGGGAGTCCGGTAACTGGCGCGGGCGGATTTACAGTCAGCTATAGCGGCACGATCCCAGGGTCGGCGATTGATCCGACAATACAAACTGGCCGCCTGATCCGCGCTCCGCAGGTACTGACGAGCGGCACGAGTTATACCACGCCATCTAACTGCAACAGCATTCTCGTCATCTGTATTGGTGATGGCGGCGGCGGTGGCGGCGCGGCTACGGCAGCAGCCAGCGCGGCGGTTGGCGGTGGTGGTGGCGCTGGTGCAATTGCGCAGAAATACTTCTCGGTAACGCCAAGCACGGCTTACGCATACGCAATTGGCTCCGGCGGTGCTGGTGGTGCAAATACAGGAGCCCCTGGAACATCTGGATCGGGAACCACGTTCACGGTCGGGGCAACGACTGTAACCGCAGGCGGCGGTAATGGCGGAGCCGGCCAGACGGCCGGCACAGCCATCACAACTGCACTAGGCGGCTCTGGAGGTACTGGCAGCAATGGGGATGTGAATGGCATTGGGATGAGCGGCACCTATGGCATTACGTTCAGCGGCACGGTTGCTGTTTCAGGCGCTGGCGGCTCTAGTTTATTCGGGCGCGGCGGCGGCTCTCGCAATGCTGGCGGCCTTAATGGAAATGCCGGTCTAGGATTTGGCGCCGGAGGCGGCGGCGCGTGCGTGGTTAATGGAAGCGCCGCAGTGACTGGCGGTGCTGGTGCCCCTGGAATTATCATTGTCTACGAATACACCTGACAACTTTCACAGGTGAACGCGCCACGATTCACGGTATGCTGCGCGCGTCATGGCGGTTATCTTCTACCCCGAAGCGCCCCATGGCTGACGCCCGGCCACAAGCCGGGCGTTTTAGTATCCTTAGCCGATGGTCCGGTACTTCAAGCGCGCCCCTAGAATCCCGCCTGCCAAATGTCCAGCGTGCGGGAAATACTGTTGGTTCCCGACTGCGCAAGATGGCCTATGCTTCTGGTGCAAGGAGGCTCACTTCGTTCATCGCAGCGAATGGGAGTGGTCGGACTGCGCCTGTAAGGGTGACGATCCGTACTGCAAGGCGTGTTGGGGGAGCGGGGTGGTCGGAACCCTGTGCTAGTTGTGCTAGTGAGGGGTCAAATAGCACGACAAAATGCGGTGCTTTCAATATGCACAATGCTTAATAATCAATAGCTTAGGTTTCGGCCTGAATTTTAGGAGGGGGACGCTCTATCCAACTGAGCTACGGGGCCTATGCGGTTTTCCGGCGTTTTCTTGGTTTGGCTGTGCTAGTTTTTGTGCTAGTCCAGCGCGCAAGTGTGCTAATCGCATCTCGCCCAAACCCGGGGGCGTGATGGGCGTAACGTTCCGTTACCGTAATAGAGCTATGCCCAGCCAAACGCTTGACCTCGTGCAAGGATACACCGGACTGCACAAGCGCCGTACAGAACGTGTGACGCAGCCAGTGCAGCGTTCCTCGCTCGGTCTCTGCTGAGAACCAGTCACTAAGTGTGTCAGGGTGCACGTCTACCAGCTTGTCCTTGCCTAGCTTCTTCAGTGCCCGATTTGCCGCCGGGTTAAGCGGTATCGCGCGCCATCGCGCATTCTTGGTTCTCCCCTCGGGCAACGACTCAACATAGAGCATCTTGTCGCGCACGTCCTGCCTGCGCGCCTTCGCCATCTCGCCGCGCCTGATCCCCGTATTCCACATGAACTGCCAAATAGCTCCGTGTTCCGCGCGGGCCAGCTTACGTAATTGATTAGGTTGAAAATATTCTGGCGCGCGGCTGGTTACTGACTTTGGGATCGTCACGCCATCCATCGGAGAGTGCTTTATGCGGCGCTGAGATAGGGCACGTCGAAAGGCGGCCCTCGCGAGCTTCAATGCTTTCTCTGCTTGGCCTAGCGCCTTTTCCTGAGATACCCAGCGCTCTATGGAGCTGGGGTGCAAGCCTTCTGCTGATTCGTCATCGAATCGCGCTCTGAATCGTTTTAGCGCGCTGTGGGCGCGCTTATAGGTAGTAGGCCTGGCCTTCTCGTACCATTCTTCGTAATCTTTGAGAATAGAGCCGACCGTTACACCACGCGTGGGTGTAATCAGCCCGCGCAGTTCTGCAATCTTTTCAGTAAGACGGCTTTCCGCTTCTCGCTTCTCAACCTTCCCAAGAGACGTTCGGAACTGCTGTCCGCCATCGTACCAGTTGAGGTAATAGGCGTCGCCGCGTTTGTAGAGCGTTGCCACTCTCTCCCCTCAATCGCAAGGTCAATGTCGTTCTTATTGTAGACCTTTCTGCCGCCCGAGTTCCTCGCGCGAAGCCTCATTTTGCGGAATGCCGTCAGCTTGCAACGGGCGTATTCCGCCGCCTCCTTCTCAAGTAGCCAGGGAGAATCGCTCATACCTAATCCCCGCCATACGGCGTCATCGGAGGCTTAAGCAGCCGGCTCCAGTGCGTAAGTCCGACTGCTTTTAGCCCATCCACGCAGCGCGCTTCTATAAATTCACCATTGTGCCAACGGCAGATGTTTACCTCATGCCCGTTCCAGGATATGAATGCGGCATCATGGGGCGCCGTTTCGATCGGCCTCCACTCATTCGCCAGATCAACCACGTCCTGTCTTGATCCAGCAGCAACAATCAGCCCACCCCCGATAGGTACAGAGAACGCCTCGCTACCCATGTGCTGAAACAGGTTGAGCGCTGCCAGCTTGAGATCGTTCTCCAACTGCTCGCGGCGTTTGTTCCATATGTCGTCCATTTTCATGGGTCCTTTTTTGGTGAAGCGCGAACAGCCTCTGCCTCGTGGCGTGGCGTTGCTAAGTTTTGGTTCGACACCGTAGAGGCGATTGTGCGCACTACTTCTGCATCCTTTGCGATTACTTCGCGCCAGCCTCGAATCGTCCATTTGTTGTAGTGCATGCGCTGCTTTCTTGGCGTCCATTCCTGCCATTCGACATGCGTATAGGTCACAGCAATGACCTTGATCGGAATACGTGAGCGCGTCTGAACGATTTCGTCGCCGGCGCATGGGTTGATTCTTGGGTCACGTATCACGCCACATCTCCTTCCGTTAGTAACGCCACATCATCACTCCTGAAGATTTTCGCGCTTCATCCGCAAGAGCGGATAACGACAACTTATCCCCTCCCAGGTATTCACCGCACAATCTGCGGAGAAAGAGGTGTTTAATCTCCGCATGTCACACAAGCACAACATATAGACGGTCATGTAGCGCATGTATTACCCGCAGCGATGGCGGCGTCTATTGCTTCGCGCACTGTTTTGCCTCGGCCAATTTCTTCCCACTCGCGGTCATTGACCGGCCCGTGAATGTTCCAGACCTTCCAGAGAAATTCTTCCTCATCCTCGTCATATGCGTAGACGACTTCGTTGATCTCTGAATCCTCAAGCCAATCCAACCTAGCCGCATCCACCGCATCCCGCTCACCGGACGCAGGCCAGACGGATTGGAGGGCGGCACGCATACACTGAGCATTGTGCGATCCGACATGGATGCCGCTGGGCGGCAACGCATCCTTGCATTCCAATTTTGCCGTCAGGTATGCAGCCGTTGCTTTGCGGACAGCCTCATCCGTCACCCGCGCTGTCGTCTCGCCTTGACCAAGAACAGCAGCCAAAGCCTTTTCCAAGTCGATAACGAACACCGGAGAGATAGGGTCTTCCCAATTCTCTTTTAGGATGGCAACGAGTTTTTGAGAAAGTTCTCTATATCGTAGGCTGGCTACGACAGGTGTCGTCGCATCCTGCGCAGCGATAGGCTCGAAGTTATCCGCAAAATACTTGGCGGCGATCAACCATTGGTCATCGTGGTTTGCCGGATTGCGCGCGATCATGTCACCCGCTTTCGGCGAACCGGCATCACGATCTGCCGTCGATATGCTGACGCGACCAGATAATGTTTCACCTTCGACATACGGACGAAGCTCGGCAATCTGGCTACGACGGTATTGTTGGAACTCGCTCATTTCCATTTCTCCTGCGCAGCAAGCCACATCAATCCGCACTTTTGGCAATGGTAAAAACCTCGCCCAGTTTCAGCGCAGAAATAGTCTAGGAGTGCCGGACGAGGATGGAACAGCGAACACCATAAGCGTTTCATCTAGCTTTCTCCTGCGCAGCGCAATCCATGTGAAGTTCGCCAGCACATCCGCATTTCTCCGCTGGTGCGACGCGGGCGGCTAGGAACCGCTCCAGCAAATTCCTCATTTCTGGTCGGTACTGCTTGAAATCGAAATCGATGTCGTTGATGACATGATTTCCATACCAATCAACGAGTGCTACATCAACTTCTTCCTCGCTCACCCCCTCGCGCGGTGCCGTGGCTGGGGTGGCCGCTTCCAAACGTCGCTTCAAGTTGTAATCCATGCGGACGCCAATGCCATCCCTCATCGTCGGAACGTAATCGTCATCCCGCGCAGGTGCAGCGGGTGCGGGCGACTCCGAAGGCGTAGACGGCGTGGCCGGTGGGGCGGCTCGCATGTGCGCTTGAACGGCGCGAACGATTCGCAGCACGTAGTCGTTGTCCGGTTCCAGTTTCGTCGCGATATAGTCGTCGTAGCAGTCCAGCAAGAATTGCCGAATCGTGCGATCCCCCATCGAACCCCAATAAGCTGTCCACGCTTTGCCGTAGCACCACACAACCAACTCGCCGCGACCTGGTTGAAAATCGCGCATGATGTACGTGATCGGGTCCAGTCCTTTCGATGCCGGAATCTGATGCAGCACCACCTCCCCCTCGCCGCTGACGGCGGGGCTGGCGAGCAGGGCGGCTAATTCCTTGCTGCGTTTCAGAATCGAGGACGGCAACCAAAGATTGCCGGGGCCATCATGTTCCAACAATGCAGCCAGCAATGACTCTTTCGAGTGAACCGAAATATCCGAAAGCTCATCACTCGTGCGTTTCTGTTCTAGCGCCGCCGCCAGTGCGCGTGTGTCCTCTTGCGGGTGGCTGGCGAGCAGGGCGGCGGCTTCCAGCATCGCGCGTTGTGATTCTTCGATGCAGTTTAGACCGTAGCTGGACAGCCCATCCTTGGACATGACGTCGAAAGAATGTGCGCGAAACTTAAGCCGTTCCGCCAGTGCGCGTGTGGATTCGGTGGTCATGGCTGTATCTGTTTTAGCTTTTCGATGTATTTGTCGCGTGCCGTAGCGGTGCGAAAGAATTTCGGCTTACCGTTCTCGGCAAGCAAAAACCACCTACCTTCAAAATAAATGCTAATTCCCATGCGGGTTTTGCCAGTCTTGATGTTTGCCAAGTTATTTGCGCGAGCTTTCATCTAAAATCCTTTTCGCCATTAATCGCATTGTTGATTACATACCTGAGCCTGTTTTCCTCCTCGCCAAACCAAGTAAATTTTTTTTCTCGCAAAGTAACCAATGCATGCCTAGCCTGATTCTCCCAGCCAGGGGTACCTATAGATATTGCGTATTCGTTCAAAGCGTTTTGCAATTCCTGAGCGGATGGCTCGTTCATTTCGCCTCCTTCGCCTGCGCGGCGGTGCGGTCACGCGTTGGCAGGACGCGCCTAGATTCGGTGCTCATGGCTTGCTCCGATCAATCTTTTGTGATTCAAGTTCGAGTCGATCCGCTTCGCGCTCAGCCTGTGCGCGCCGCTTGTAATATTTGCTTACAACCGCCTCTCGATTCCAACCAAGATTGGTTGATTCGATGCGATCAACTACGTACCAATAGCGGCCATCGTCTAGTTGCTCGCCTTGTACGTAGTAGCGAGATTCGCTCATTCCCTCTCTCCCGTTTGCTGCGCGGCGGTGCGCTCACAAAATAATCTTCGTATGTTATCTTCCGCGTCCTTTCGCCTATCCGTGGCTTGGCGATAGTAAGCACCGTTACCTCTCTCCCTAATTTCGTTGTGCGCGCAATCAACAAGTTCAGCAATCAATTGTTCTAATCGCGCATTAGCCATTGCCACCCTCCTTCCGTTCCTGCGTCATCGCATCGGATGGGGCGGGGCGTATTGTGCGAAAGTCGATCTTCGTTATTTCGCCATCCGGATAGATGCCATGAGAAAATACCCATTTAGCATCGTCACGGTCTTCGGCGTCACATTCGACATCCATAATAAGTCCACACTTACAACGCGCCTTCGCAACGTACTTGGCCATCACACACCACCCTCTGCCGCGCTAGCGTTCTGTTCCGATGTGGCGGTGAGAATGGCGTCAAGCTCACGCGCAAACTGCATTGCCATCGCGCACGCATCGTTATCGCACGCGGCGCCATAGTTGATGGCTGCGTTCATCTTCCGCTCGCGAAGTTCAGCAATGCCTTCCCGCGCCTGCGTCAGCGCCTTGTCCTTCTGCACAATCTCCAGCGCAGCGATGCGGTTGAGGTCGTTGGCTTCCTTCAACGCGGCTTGCAATGCCTCGACTTTGTCTTTTTCCTTCTCCAACAACGTTTGCGCTTTCAGAGATTTCACTTCCTTAAGTTCAATCTCACGCGCATAGAAGCGGACAAGGTCGTTAGCGTCGGTTAGTTGCGACTCCAACTGCTCGGCATTGCGCGACATCGTTTCGATGATCTCGCCTGCGTTGGCGATGGCTTGGTCCTTCTCGGCTAATTCGGCTCGAGCCTCCTTCACGGCATCAAACACGCTTTGCGATCCGCCGCCGTCGTAGCAGCGCGCCTGCAATGCGGCGTGTGCCTCACGTTCAGCAGCCAGTTCGGCGCGGAGTTTTCGTATTTCGGCAGCGGCGCTTTCTGGCTGATTGGCTAACTGCCATTCCGCACGCCGCTCGGCGTTGAATTGCGCAGCACGCGCTTGCACGTCGTATAGATCGATCTCATCAGCCATGTTGTGCGCTCCGCTTGATGAGCCAGTCGATCAAATCGCCCAACACGTGATGCGTGTTAACCGGTGATGGTTCACGATCAAGCATGCGCTTGAAATGCATCAGCATCTCGATTTCATAATTTGTTTTCGATTGGTCAGCCATGATCGGCTCCTTTGGCGCTAGTGGATGAAGCGCGAACATCATCCAGCGTGGAGCGTGGTGTTCCTAAGAAGCCATCCAATGAGGCGAGGGTTTTGAGCATGAAACTGTTAGCCGTGTCGAAATTGATTGGCAGATACGCAATCACGTCTCGATCAAACGTCAGTGAATCAAACTCGCCTTGGTATTGCTCGATCTCTTCGCTCCATCCAAAGCGATGCACCATGCCATTATCGTCAGCGTCTTCGCAGTCTTCGTTGAAGAAGTCGTAGTGCCCGTAGCTACATAAGGCGACTGGTAGCATCCCGCGCCCATTCGTGTAGATGGCCATGTAAAGCCCGGGCTCAGGATTTCCATCGCGCGCAACAATTTTCCAAGAGTCGGTATTTAGTAACGCCACGTTATTCTCCTGATGATGTTCGCGCTTCATCTTCACACCGCCGTTGCTGTCAGGATGGATGGGGATGGATGCGTTGGGGTCACGGGTTAGCTTTGCGCTTGCGAATCTTCGCCAATGCCTGCCGACGTCGTTCGTGACTTCGTTTGCAGCCGCAGTACCCATTCCCATAAGGCAGATGGACAGCCACGTCTGCTATATGTGGAAGCTTTGAGATGCCGGCAACACCTGCAATTCTTGCGATGACGGCTGTAGTCAAGCTAGTCTTAGTGCTCACAACACCCCCTCACACGTCGCCGCGCTGACGATTCCGGTTGTCGGGTTCATTTCGGTGGCTCCGGTAGTGGTTGCCAATGACTCGGCTGTCGATTGCCGCGAACGGTGTATCCCAAGTCGTCTGTAAAGTTTTCCATGTCCTGGTCCCATGACATCACGTCCATATGGCCTTCCCAGTACGCAAGGATTTCCGTTCCATCCTTAGGGGCCGTCTCGATAGGCTGCCAATCATCCTGTTTCACTTCGTTTCCTCCGTCTCAATGGGAAAAGCGCGAACATCCGAGATTTTGGGAACGTGGCGTTGCTAAGTCGCTCATTTGCTTGCCTGAGAGGACGCCTTCTTGCGACGCGCGTAGCGCGTTCCATCCCAGTCAACGACACCCGTTTCGATCAGCTTGCGAATAACGCGAGCTGCATGCGCGGTGGAGTATTTGCGCTCATCGAAATCAGGCGGCTCAAAAAGCCGGTTCGCAGTCGTCCAATGAAGGTCAAGAATGCGCCATGCGGGATCGGAACACTGCTCTTCGGCGAATTTTTCCTCTTTCGTGCCGAAGAACTGGATTGCGGCGCCCGCAATGCAACATGTTGTGCCGCAAGTTCCAACGTTCTTCATATCAAAGCCAATAACGCCCTTTTTGTGCGGGGCACCAGCCTCAAGCCAGCGAGCAATCGCAGCCAAACGTCTCTTGTTCATCACGCTACCTCTGAGTTATTTAGTAACGCCACGCTTCGTCAATCTCTGCTGTTCGCGCTTCTCACAATCTGGCCGGAGCTACGGATCACCCAGGGGCTCACCGTTGTTCTCCTCCGCAGCCCTCCGGCAGCTGCGGCGTATCGCGAGTTACTTAGACATGTGCCAGCTCGCGATCCAGCACATGAATTTGGGTGGCGATGGCCGGTGCTGATCTCCGGCATGATGGATGCGTTGCCATCTAACGTTGCGGTGTCCCATGTCGCGCTTTATGCGGTTTCCCGCAATGGTGGTGGTCATCTCCACGTTTTCGCATCAGCCTGCGCATTCATCGCCCTTGATCGATCAAAAAGGAATCGAGCTGTCTTCGTCGAAAGCTTGCTCGACCGCGTCTTTCGATTTGGCCGCTACCGCCTTGTTTGACGCAGAATCCTTTGGCTTCAGACGCAAGCCGTAGCCTTTTGAGTTCTGCCAGCCGCTCAGCCAGTATTCGCGCCCCTCGACATTGATGTGGCCCGTAATGTCTGGATGGTTTTCGGTTTCCTTGCGCGTGTTCTTGCCGATAAAACCGCTATTGGTGTTGTCGAACTGCTGCTTGCTCACGCCGCTATCCTCTGTTGATTAACTTCGTTCCAAACCGCCTCGCATTCGTTTGCAAGGCGCTCGATGTATTTGTCGTCCCGGTACACGCGGATGATTTCCACGCTGATCTCGGGGAAGTAACTGATGTAGTCGCACCATTCGCGCTCGCAGACCCACATGCCGCCTTGAACCTGGGGCAGGTAGTCATCCGGCACCGACTTGCTCTCGACCGTGCGCAGATGGCGCGCCTCCAGGAAGGGCGACTTGATCTCAATCATTCCCTTGCCGACCAGCCCGTCCGGCGAATAGGCGATATAGGGGATCGTCAGATGCCGCATCAGCGCCGGAACCGCGCACTCGCAGTCATTAAGGAACTCGTAGTAACCGCGAGCGCGTGGCTCCATTGCCTTCCCGTGTGCCATGTACTCGTTTTCCTCCACCTCCTCGGGAACGCCGAACAGCAATTCCTTACGCAGCGTTTCCACCAGAGCGCGACGTGACGCATTCGGCTTGCCGGTACGCCTGTTCAAATCCATGACCGCACGAAACCGCGAGCCAGTGATCTTTCCGCAGCGCGCGGCCCGCCATTCGGCATCGCCTTGGATCACGCTGCGACCTTCTGCTTTTTCTGGAAAAGAACGATTGCTTCTTGCACGCGGGCAGCCGGGAACTTCGCCAATGATTCCGCATTGAAGGCTTTCAGGAACTTGGAAACATCGGAGCCAGTGGCCTCGATCCATTCCTGTAGCGTCACTTGCTCGGCCTCAGTCGCGTAGCTGGCTTTGACCGCCGCGTTACCGTCGTCGTCCTCCGGCGCGATGCCGACCATGCCCATCAGCGCATAGCGGCGCGCGTAAGTCAGTGCGGAACCTTCGCCCTGCGGATCGGCCTTGACCGGATGCACCGGGTAGTCGCCGGAGACGTACTGTCCTGACTTGTGGACAATGATCGTCTCCAGAATCGTTTGCGCGTCCTCCACGCGCGTGGGCTGCATGAGCAGCAATTCGTTCGCCGCGAGCGCTTCGGAGATGGCGTCGATGACCGCATCCAGGCTCACGTACTTGGATTTGAAATGGGGGTTGGTGCTGTCCTTCACCGCAGGGCGGAATTGCGCCTTCGCCTTGAGCAGCGCAGGGAAAATCAGGTCGGTCTTGTCGCTGGTTTTCATGGCTAGCCCTCGTCCTTCATGTCTTGCAGTTCATCTGCATCCGGTTCGTACTGCTCGCTGGCGTACAGCGCTGCTTCGTTGATCGGTTCCATATCTGTTGTCCTTAAGGCGTACAAATTCGTTTCGTTTGTTGTCTTGGAAGGCATCAAAAAGGTGGCGACGTACTCAACAACATCCGTGGGGATGCCGTATGCTGTCTTTCCGTCGCCTAAAGCTGCCTGCCCTGGTGATTTGGGAGAAGCGCGAAACGCCTCAGGATTGATGACGTGCGGTACTAAGTGGCTCATCTGTGCACCAGGCTAGCCGCGTATTCGAGCAACCAGACCTTTGGTGCCGCTATGATCTGGATAAAGTCATATAGCGACGCGAAGAATCCAACTATCGCAATGCCACTCGTAATAAGCACCGCAGCGCTAGCCAAGATCGAGGGGAATCCGTCGTCGTCCCAATCGTAGAGGCGCTTCATGCACGGAAGCACCTTCCAAAACAACAAGATCGCCCACAACACGCACAACGTTAGCGATATTGCGTAATCGCATGTCTTCCAAAGAAGCAGCTGCTTTACGACATCTGGAATCTGATCTTTGAGAAACTCCGTTCCTTGTTGCGCCGAAGAAATAGCGTTCTGCAAAATTTGATTTACCGTTTCTTCAAGCTTCGTCGGATCACTCACGCTGCATCTCCTTCCGTTAGTAACGCCACGTTCCCAAAATCTCGGATGTTCGCGCTTCTCACCTAAGCCGCTCCCATCGGAAAATCAGCCTTCACCAGTCCAGCAAGAAACTCATCCAGCGCTTCGCGTATCGCACGATCCATCTGCAAGCCTGCTCCGTACTTGCGCTGAGCTTCTTCGACGACCTGTCGCGTCTGCTCCATCGTCATCCAGTTGTGATGCAACCGGACCCGGTTAACGACGGCGTTCTTGATCCGCACATCGTCGGTAATGGCTAGGCACTTGTTATGCGTAGCGCGCCAGATGCTGAGGTTGGTTACGGCGCTCATGCCGCACGCTCCCATGCCTGCTCAGCCTGTGCCTGTACCCATTCCGTCGCTGCCTTGACGACACCAGGCTCCATCACGAGGGACGAGAACCAGCGCTTGCGCATTTCGTTGATGTCGTCGATTTCCAGGCGGTGGTCGAACATCAATTTATGGAGGTCGTCGGCCAGATACGGGTAGTAGCCCACGATTTGTTCGGCGAGATAGCGTTCGTCGCCTTGGGGGCAGTCCTCGAAATACTCGCGGATCGCCTGTTCCGTGGCGTTGCCGTCATGTCCCAGCTTCCCGTGCAGTTCTGCAGCAATGAAACGCTCGTGGTCGGGATCGGGTTCGAAGCGGTCTTGTACGAAGTCGGCGTAGTGGAGTTTGTTCATGGCATAAGTCCTTTCAGTATTTCGTCCTTCACGCAGAACGCGAGTAGTGCGGTAAGGGCGAGAAGAAGTTGGGTGAAGCGCGAAACGCCTCTGTGTTGTTGGCGTGGCGTTGCTAAGGGAGTCATGCGCGCACCGCCTTCATTGCCATACGAATGAGGCGCTTTTGTTGGGCGGCCCATGCGGCGTCCCATGCGGCGTCCTGTGCGGCGGCCCGTGCGGCGGCCCG